GTATTTTTCTGCACCGCTAGCTGAGACAGACTTCACTCCAGCCAATGGTGCTGGTGTTATTAATGTGGGGTTTCCAATTGTACAAATTAAAAGCTTTCGTGAGTCACTATATATCTTTGGTAGGAACAACATCAACCGGCTTTCTGGAACAAGTATTGCCGACTTTAGGATTGAAGAAGTCACTACCAATCTTGGCTGTGTTGCTTCTGATAGTGTTATTGAGCTTGCTGGTAATTTAATATTTCTTAGCCACGATGGATTTAGACCAATTTCTGGCACTGCTCGTATTGGTGACATTGAACTTGAGACTATTTCTAAACAGGTACAGAGTAGTGTTGTTTCGATCATTGATGAACTAGTTGCAGGTAGTATTGATACTGAAACAGTTAGCATGGTCGTGCTAAATAGGAAGAGTCAGTTTCGGTTTATGCTACCAACTGAAGGCTTGTTTGGCTTTATTGCTGGCATCCGTAAAACAGATCGTGGTAGCGCCTTTGAATATAGCTTGTTGTTTGACATGGTGGTATCATGTGCTACTAGTGGATATATTGGATTTAACGAAACTATTCTTCATGGTGCTTCTAACGGCAAAGTTTATAAGCAAGAAACTGGTAATAACTTTGATACTCGTGAAATTCTTAGCGTCTATCAGACTCCATATTTCTACTTTGAAGACCCCACTATCCGTAAGAACTTCTATAATATAACTACATTCTTGCGTAGCGAGGGAAGCACTAACATTGTCTTCTCAGTTTCGTATGACTTTGAAGATAGTGTTAATGTTTTTAATCCGTCAAACTTTGCAATAACAACAGCGGGTGCGGCTTCTTATTATAATACAGCTATATATGATAGTGGAGCTATATACGATGGTAATCCTTCACCAGTGGTGAAGACAAACATTTCAGGCTCTGGCTTCTCTGTTTCATTTAAGTATGTAACATTTGATACAAATGCTAGCCATAACATTCAAGGCATGGTCTTGAACTTTTCATTTAACGACAGGAGATAATCTTGGCTGGATATCAAAGACAATCCGCTGCCGACATCGTGCCAACCGCCGTTGTACGCGCAGCCCCAATTAATAATGAACTCAATGCCTTGCGTGATGCCTTCCTGCTTGCTAATGGACACCGCCATGATGGCAGCGCAACTGAAGGTAACTTTGTTCCTCTGATTGCAGACTCTGACGCGCTTAACAAAGTTGCCGTAGACACTGCCACCAATCGTGTTGGTGTATTTGTTGAAGTGGCTGCGGCTGCTGTTGAGCAAGTGCGTGTTCAAGATGGTGCCATTGTTCCAGTTACAGACAACGATATTGACTTAGGTACAAGCGCTCTTGAGTTTAAAGACCTGTTCATTGACGGTACAGCAAACATTGATAGTTTGGTTGCTGACACTGCTGACATTAATGCAGGTACTATTGACAACACTGTCATTGGAGCTACAACACCTGTTGCTGCTACAGTTACTAATTTGACGGTCAATACTGCCGCGACCATTGCTTCTGCCGATATTAATGCTGGCACGATTGACGGTGCAGTGATCGGTGGTTCTTCTGCTCAAGCAATTACTGGCACAACTATTACAGCCAGCACAGGTTTTGTTGGTGGACTCACTGGTGCTGTCACTGGTAATACAGCTGGTACGCACACTGGTGCTGTTGTTGGCAATGTCACTGGTAACGTCACTGGTAATGTAACAGCCTCTACCGGCACTTCTACATTCAATGATGTCACCATTAACGGTGGCTTGAATATGGATGCTGGCACTGCTGCCACCATCACCAATCTCACATCACCAACCAGCACTGGAGATGCTGCTACTAAGGGATATGTTGACACTGCTGATGCATTAAAACTAAATCTTAGTGGTGGCACCATGTCTGGTGTCATTGCTATGGGTACTAACAAGATTACTGGTCTTGACACTCCCACTGCAAATGCTGACGCTGCTACTAAGCTGTATGTTGATACATCTATTAGCAACCTAGTTGCTAGCGCTCCCGGCACACTTGATACACTTAATGAACTTGCTGCTGCTTTAGGTAATGACGCAAGCTTTTCTACAACAGTTACCGCTTCCATTGCTGCTAAACTTCCACTGGCTGGTGGCACTATGTCTGGTGCCATTGCTATGGGCACTAGCAAGATCACTGGGGTGGGCGACCCAACGCTGGCACAAGATGCAGCCACTAAAGCATATGTTGACACTGCTGATGCGCTAAAGCTTAACTTGTCTGGTGGCACTATGTCTGGTGCCATTGCAATGGGCACTAGTAAGATTACAGGTGTAGGCGACCCAACAGCAAATCAAGATGCTGCCACTAAAGCATATGTTGACACTGCTGATGCAGCTAAGTTGTCGCTGTCTGGTGGCACTATGTCTGGTGCTATTGCAATGGGCACCAGTAAAATTACAGGATTGGGTACACCAACTGCTGATGCTGATGCAACTACCAAACTGTATGTTGATGGCATTTTAGGTAGTGCTACAGCTGCTGCCACTTCTGCTGCTGCCGCTGCTACCTCTGCCAGTAACGCCGCCACTTCTGCCAGCGGTGCTTCTAGCTCTGCCAGTGCTGCTTCTACTTCAGCTAGCAATGCTTCTACTAGTGCCACCGCTGCTGCTGCCAGCTATGATAGCTTTGATGATCGTTATCTTGGACCAAAAGCTTCTGCTCCTTCTGTTGACAATGATGGCAATGCTTTGCTCACTGGTGCATTGTATTGGAACAGTACAAGCAACGAATTATATTTGTGGACAGGTTCTGTTTGGACTCAAGCAGCGTTCACTGCAAGTGGTTTTGCTACATTAACTGGTTCAGAAACTCTTACCAATAAAACACTTACAAGTCCTGTCTTAACTACTCCACAACTTGGCACTCCTGCAAGTGGCACTTTGACAAATGCTACAGGTCTTCCTCTCTCAACTGGTGTGACGGGAACGCTTCCGGTAGCCAACGGTGGTACGGGCCAAACGACAGCTACTGCTGCGTTTGATGCGCTGGCTCCTACAACAACCCAAGGCGACATCATCTATCACAACGGCACAGACAACGTGCGGTTGGCAAAAGGTACGGCTGGACAGGCGTTGGTTATAAATAGTGGCGCTACGGCTCCTGAGTGGAACACTGTTGGCGCATCTGCCAGCGGTGTAATTTGGGAGAACAGCTTAGTTATTTCTGCCAACTACACCCTGACAACGGCTAAGAACGGGTTCAGTGTTGGCCCTATCACCATCAACTCTGGCTATGCAGTCACAGTTCCATCAGGCCAGCGTTGGGTCGTGTTGTAGATTATGAAAAACCGAACAGAGCAAGAGCTTAAGAACATTGCATCTTCGTGGGAGATGCATGATGGAGTGCTTGTGTGGAAGCGTTTGACAAGATCAGGGAAGCGGGTTGGTGATCCTGTTGGTTTAACAACCCTGAAAAGCGGACACCAAAACTGCTTTTTGTCACTTTCTGGTAAGTTGATTGGGTATTCTGTCGGACAAATTGCATGGTTTTTGTACACGGGCAAATGGCCCAATGGGGAGGTTGATCACAAAAACTGCAACCCCCAAAATAATTTGTTTGAAAATTTGCGTCTTTCAACCCGATCAGAGCAATGCAGAAATAGAATTTCTGGAAAATCCGGCAGGCCAAATAAAGGCGTGTACAAAAGAAACTATGAAAACAAGTGGTCTGCTCAGATTTGGGTGGATGGCATTTGCAAAAACCTTGGCACTTATGATTCGGAAGATGAGGCTGTGGAGATTCGACAGCTTGCAACCGAAATGATGCACGGCATTTTTGCAAATACAAAATCTTACAGAACAGGAGTTCAATTATGAGTTCAATTGTTATTGCAGGCGACACGTCTGGAAGCGTAACGCTACAAGCACCAGCAACGGCTGGCACTACCGTGCTGACTTTGCCAAGCACAAGTGGGACGCTTAGTACGTCTGCTGGACTTTCAGCGGCAACACAAGCCGAAATGGAAACGGCAACAAGCAATACTGTTGCAGCCACCCCTTTAAACACAAACTATCATCCCGGTGTTGCAAAAATGTGGATTAAGTGCAACGGGGCAAAAACGACAATTAACGCTTCACACAATGTTACCTCAATTACTGATGATGGAGCAGGACTGTTGACGGTCACGATAGCAACTGACTTTAGTAGTTCAAACTATGCGGTATTAGTTAGTGCCTTGTCTGGAAATTATTCAGACAGCACTTGTGTGACTGCCGTTACCGCAGGGGCTGTGTCCGTTGTAAATGATCGATCTGGAACTCCTACAAATCCTAGCTCATACTTTGTTGTGTGTTTTGGAGATCAATCATGATTGTTATTAAAAAAGCAAGTGGCGGTGTTTCTATCATGCGGCTCGTTGGGGATGCCGATGTAGCTACCTGCATCTCTCAATGGCAAGAAGTAAATCCAGACCAGTATGTAATGCATGTTGAAATTTTGGAAACTGATTTGCCTGCTGACCAATCTACTCGCGCACGGTGGAAGTTGGAAAACGGTACAGTGGTGCTTTCCACCGACTCCGACACCACAGTACCAGCACCAACAAAAGAACAACTGCTTGCGCAACTGAATGCGCTGTCGGCTCAAATTCAAGCATTGGAGTAAATCATGCCAGTAGTCATCACAGGTAACAACACGCCCACCGCTGGCGGAATAACCTACGGCGATGGGTCAACCTACGCAAACACAGCGGCTGGGACTTCTGGACAGCTACTGCAAAGCAATGGAGCATCTGCGCCTACTTGGGTGGCAGCACCAACTGGCGGCTTTACTCTTGGAACCCCTGTTGCTTCAACATCTGGAACATTTATTGACTTTCTTAGCATTCCTGCTGGAGTTAAGCAAATAATAATTTCGTTTAGCAATGTTTCTACCAATGGCACATCTCAAAAGTTGATTCAAATCGGTGATTCTGGAGGCATAGAAATTACTGGTTATTCTTCACGCTCAACTTCAATTATTGGTACAACTGTAGCAGGCACTGGTACGGCTTCTGGTTTTCTTATCTATTCAATTCTTGCGTCAACTGAATTGTCAGGCAGCATTACTTTGACACTTCAAAATGCCACTACATTTACTTTTGAGAGTACTGGAATATTTTCAGATTATAACGAGGGCGCTCAATTTTTTACCTCTGGCGGCAAAAGCCTAT